CCGCCCCAAGGAGCGGCCCTACATCAGGGTCTATCCTTTGTAGGGCCGGGGCTTGCCCCGGCCGAGGCCGCCCCAAGGAGCGGCCCTACATCAGTTCCTTCGGGCCAAGCAGCGTGGCCTTCTCCTCGATCGCGGCGCGGATCATCTCTGTCCAGCGCTGGGCGCGGGCATCGCTCAGCACGATGATGGGCCGCGCGGGCATGTGCCGCGTGCCGAGCTGGTGGAACAGGGCGTAGGGCAGACGCGTCCCGAGCGTGAGCGATCCCGCATCCATTTCCTCGACGTGCCCGGCGCCGGGTCTCGCCAGCGAATCGCGCAGCGCCCCGGTGCGCACCAGGAGGGGCGAGCGGCGCTCGCCCCGCCGTGGGCGGACGCCGTCCGCCCCTACAAGCGGGGATTTCCGCGGCGCCCACGGCGTCCCCTCCGCCCGGCCTTCGCTCGCGAATTGCCGCGCCAGCATTTCGCGGAAGTCGCCGGCGATTTCGCGCAAGGCCGGCGCGTTGTCGGCCAGCGCGTCCTGAAACGATTTCAACGCCTCACTGACCGCTTCCGAATTGTCGGCGTACGTGAATGTGATCATGGTCGTAGCGATGTAGGGCCGGGGCTCGCCCCGGCCTGGCCGACGCAAGCGCCGGCCCTACGTCAGAACTCCCGGTGCTTGCGGAACGCCGGATCGCCGTCTTCCTCGAGGTCCTCTTCCTGGCCCGCCACGCCGCCGAAGGCCGGATAGACGTCCCCGGTGCGCGCCGCGGGGACGAAGAGCTTGTCGTAGGTCCCGTGCGCGAGCTCGACCAGCATGTTTTCGAACGAGCGCCGCAGCGCGCTGGGATTGGCCCAGCCGGCGGGCGAGGCGTCGGGTCCGAGCAGGGAGAAGAGCGCCTCGCCCAGGTCGGCCGCCGCGCCTACTTCGTTGGCGAGCGCCAGCAGCGCGAAGGCCTGCGGGTTCGAGCTCGACAAGCCTTCCAGCGTGTAGCCGCGCGCCACCGCGATGCCGGCGATGCGCGCGCTCTGGCCCTCGATCCACGCCTGGATCTGCGCGTCGCTCGGATTCTGGTCTGCCACGCCGCGCTGGAATCCCGGATAGTGCGCGGCGACGGCGTCAATCGTTGTAAAGCTCATAGCGTCTCCCCTAAATCGCGGATCGGCCATCGAGTCATCGGGCGATCGAGCCATCGAGTGATCTGACCAATCGCCCGATGACCCGATCAACCGATGGCCCGATTCTTCTTACGCCACGGCCGACAGCCACAGGTACGCGGCGCTGGGCGCCACGATCTTGGCGTCGTAATAGAGCTGCACCTCGACGACGTCGGCGGTGCGCGCTTCGTCGCGGTAGCGCTTCACCAGGAAGCCGCCGTTCTCCGAGCCCAGTTGCAGCGTGAACTGGTAGCCCAGCGAGACGGTGCGGCGTCCGGGCGCCGGCGGCCGGTAGAAGAGCAGCGCGTGCTTGCCCCAGATGTAGTCGAGGTTGTCCGCGGCGCCTTCCTTGGCCAGGTTCTTGATCGCCGAACCCACGTAGAAGTTGTCCACGTTGAACACCGACTTCAGGTGATCCGGCTGCACGATGCCCACCTGCGCGTACTTGAAGCGCTCGATGATCTTGGGGTGGTTGCGCAGGGCCTTGAAGACCGGATAGCTCACCAGCAGCGAGTTGGGGAGGTGCCCGATCTGCTTCAGGATCGTCGCCTTCTGGTCCTCGATGGCGGTGATGGGATCGGAGTTGGTGTAATCGGACCACTGGCTGGTGCCGGAAAGCGTGGCCGACTGCGTGATGACCGACGTGTCGGTCGCCTTGGAGGCGACCAGGATCTCGCGCTGCAAGTAGACGAGGTCGGTAAGCACCTCGGTGGTGTCCACGTCCACGTCGATGGCCTGGTCGGCGTTGGCGCGCAGCTCGTCGGGAATGGCCTGGGCGAGCGCGTGCCCCTCGCAGTAGTAGGTGTCGGTCGAGAGCGTCCACTCGATCTCGTTCGCCCGCGCTCCCGGACGGCGCGCGTCATCGAGCGTGCGGAAATTGTCCTTCGAGTAGATGAAGTACTTGTTGGACTGCTTGCTGACCGGCACCACCGGGAAGATCGCGTCCGCGACGTACTGCGTGTTGCGGTAGGCGATCGACACCTGCGTCAGCGCCTGGTCAATATGCACCATTGAAATATCTGGCATAAGACATCTCCTATTCGAGCCGCAGGGTTGTAGCGCCGGTCTATGACCGGCGTAGCACGCGCATCGGCTGGGGCATGGCCGTCCCGGCCATGAACCCACGGGCGAGACGCCCGTGCCACTTCACTGCCGCCGCTCACAGAGCGGCGCTACAACGTTCTGCCCCTCGTCTTTGCTGCCGCCGGGCCAGGAGCGCTCCGCGCGCGGGACGTAAGGGCGCATGGCATGCGCCCTGCCAGTGTAGGGGCGCGCGGCGCGCGCCCAAGCGGGCAGACGCCGCCTGACTCTACAACGCGGAGGCCGGTCAGCCGGCCGCTCCTTGGCCGGCGGGCTGATGTGCCCCGGCTCGCTGACCGCCGGGACCAACCCGCATGAAAGCAGTGACAAGTGAGGAGTGGTCAGTGACAAGTGAAAAGCGTTTGCTCGTCACTCGTCACTTGTCACTCGTCACTGTTCTTACGACGCCGCCTGCACGCACGGGCCGGGGGTGAGCAGGACGAAAAAGATTTCGCCGCTCGCCGCCGAACTGAGCGCCTGGCCCACGATGTTGTGCACCGTGTAGGTGCCGGCGGTCAGTGTGGACTTTTTCAGATCTCCCGCCGTGCCGGCGATCTCCACCCAGTCACCCTTGGCGATCGTGCCGCTGGCGTAGGCGCGCGAGATGCCCAGCACCCGCACCGTGACGTTTTCGTTCTGCTTCGCCTGCGCCTCCTGCGTGATGCCCGCGCAGGGGTCGTTGGCGGCGGCAGGCAGCTTGCAGTCGCCGTCGTTGGCCCCGAAAGTCACGGCGCGGAAACGGCCCACACCCGCCGCGTCGGTTTCCTTGTAGGTCTTGTCGAGAACATAAGTTGCTCCTGGCATTGCTCCTCCAATCGATTCATCGGTTCATCGACTCATCGGTTCATCGACGGCCCGATGATCCGATGGCTCGATGGCTAGATCGCACGATCATTCGTTGCTCACGGCCTTGCGGTACTGCTGCACCAGGTCGGGCTGCTCGCGGCCCAGCTCGCTCAGCGCCTGGCCGAAGGTGATCTGCCGCTCGCGCATGCGCTGTTCGGCCAGAAACTTGACTTGCACCTGGGCGTCGCCCGGCGCCGTGCCCGCCAGACCCACGGGCTCGACCGGCACCAGCGGCTTCTGCGCGCCCATCAGCTTGCGGAAGGTGGGAAGATCGGAGAGCGCGATCTTGCGCCAGTCGTCGCGCTGGCGGGGAAGGATCTTGCCCGCCTTCACCGCGTCCTCCAGCGCCTGCTCGGCCTGGGCGCGGAAGACCTCGGCGGCGGAGATGAATTTACCCCGCGCCTCGGCTTCCGAGAGCAGCGCCCGCGCCTGGGCGAAAGTGATCGCCGTGCCAGGAGCGGAGCCGGAGAACATCCCCGCTTCGGTCAGGCAACCGTGCAGGTCATCCTTGCTCAGGTAATATGCGTCCTGGAAATCCTCGTGCAGTAAGCGAATGTTTCCTTCGGAAACGGCCAGATGGACGTGTTTCATGGAACCTCCTTGATTCGAAGCTCGAACATCGAAATTCGAAACGCGAAAATCGTGCTGCGGGGAACGAGTTTCGGATTTCGATTTTCGAGTTTCGCTTTCTTGCACCGGCTGGAAGCTCGGGTCGGAGAGCCGGATCTGCGGCAATTCCTCCAGGAACGGCCGGTTGGTAAGCGCCACGGAGGTGAGCGTGGTCCCCTGGGACTTGCCCGTGCGCTTGTGGCGCGCCGCCCACTCGATAGCGGGCGAGATGAATCGGTACTCGCGGTTCTTCACCAGCTCGCGGGCGCGGGGCGTGGGCTCGTACCAGCCGTAAAGCAGAAAGCGGGAGTCGGAAGTAGGAAGTGGGAAGTCGGGTCCCTTTTCCCTATTTCCTACTTCCCACTGCCTACTTCCGTTCTTGGACTCTTCAGGGGGATCCAGCCGCACAATCCTCCCCGCGCTCGGCACCGGGCCGCCCGCCGCCACTTCCGGCATTTCGCTGGCGTGGTCGTAATCCACGTTGATCTCGCCGTTCTGCCGCTCGCGGAAGTTGCGGACGATGCTTTCCAGATCCGCGCGCGTGATGGCGAAGCGCGTCGCGCCGCGCACCCACTCGCCGGTGATGGCCAGCGGCACGCGGATCGCTCCCGCCGGAGGAGCGTCGGCGGCGAGCGTGATGACGAACCGCGGCGGACTGGTGATTTGTGAACTGTGATTGGTGATTTGTGTCTGCACGACAGTTCTCCTGAACGGACCGTCCCGGCTACTCTTCGATCGGGGTGTCCGGTTCTTCTTCTGACTCCTGACTCCTGAATCCTGACTCCCGCTTCTCCGGCAACCCCATCTCCCGCGTGACGTACTGCGCGAGTTCGGGGTAGGGCGCGACGATCCGGCTCTGCGCCAGGCGCGCCAGCAGGTCGAGGGTCTCGGCAAAATTCCGCGCCCGCAGATTCGCCACGGAGAGCTGCGGGTAGCGCGTGACTCCTTCCCAGTTGAAATCCACGAGTTCCTTGATCGTCGTGTAAGAGACGGTGCGCGCGATCTGGTCGGCGGTGGCCTGCAGGGCGAGGAAGAAGAAATCCGTCTGCGACTCGCCCAGCGCGCGGTTGCCGCCCGAGCGCGGGCCCAGGCCGAGATTCATAAAGAAGGCCAGAGCCGTTCTGGAGATTTCGATGTTGTGATGTTGAATAGAATTATAAAGATCGCGGACGTTGCCCTCCACGCCCTTGAGCGCGAACTTCCAGCCGCTGGGCAGCGACATCCCGGTCTTCTCGTGCGCGGCGAGCTGCTGCACCCACTTCGTCGCGGCCTCGCGGTCCTCTTTCGAGCTGTCGGGGCCCTGCTCGATGGTGGGCACGCCCAGGCCGTTGCGCTCGCCGGCGATGGCATCAATGCGGTAGAGCTGATGCTTCATGTACCAGTGCATGTAGGCGGGGCGCAGCATCGAGCGCCCGAAAAAGTTTGCGCCCTCTTGGTTGAAGGTGAACACCGCAAGACGCGCGGCGGGGATGGTGACGGATTCGAAGCGCGAATTGCGGTAGCCGTACTGCTGGAGTCCCAGCAGCGTCTCCCCATCGGTGTCGGTCAGCCAGCGGTAAAAAGTGACGGGCAGGCGCGGCGCGAGTCGCGCCAGGCGGACGCGCTCGCCATCGACGGTGTAGATCTCCTCGTGGGCGCTGGCGCCGAACGCCAGCATCAGCAGCGCGTTGCGCAGCACGTCGTCCCAGGATTGCGAAGTCTTGACGCCCGAGGGCGAGGTGTACTCGAGCCCGCCGAAGAGGTTCTCGCGCACGAAGGCCGCGATCTCGCGGTCAGTCGGCGTGCTGCCGCCGGGTCGCACCTCCCAGGTCGCGGCGCGAATCGGCAACTCGCAGGCGAGCAGCGTGGCCGAAACCTGCGCGTCCGAGCGGCGCATCTTTTCGTAAGTGCGCACCGCCGCCTGGCCTTCGAGTTGCGGGTTGTATTCGCCGATGTCGCGCAGGAACCCGCTGAAGATGGGCGTGCCCGGCAGGCCGAGCTGCTGTAGGGGCGCACGGCGCGCGCCCGCTTCGGCAAGGCGAGCGCCGCTTGAGTCGAGAGGGCGAGCGCCGCTTGAGCCGAGAGGGCGGGCGGCGCTTGAGTCGAGAGGGCGAGCGCCGCTCGCCCCTACGCCGCGCGTCCAGGAAATTTCGAGTGGTCCGAGTTTCATGTTGTTCTCCGGCTGTAGGGCCGGGGCTTGCCCCGGCCAGACCCCGATCAAATCCGGGCCCTACATCAGCAACTGTGACCAATTCGCC